GAACCCTCGCCCGGACAAACTCCTGTACAAACGGGGGATGATGTAAATAAGCCCGCCGCCCGCGCCATATTGGATGCGGGCGGTAGTATTTTGACATAAGGAGGTGCAGCAGTGTTCTCGATCGTTCCATTCCAAGGGACACCGAATCACAAATTCAGTGCAAAAGTGCCGATTGACGGCGGTAACACTCTCCTAAAATTCCGCATGATCTACAACGATATCGCAGGATACTGGCTCGTCGACATCTACAAAAATGATCTGCTTGTTTATTCTGCACTCCCACTTGTGCCGGGGCAAAATATCCTCGAACAGGTCGGCTATCTGGGTGTTGGAAGCGCATGGATTGTTCCGCGCAGTCGTGTGCAGGAGCAGTGGCCGAGCATGGTAACTCTTGAATCGGACTGGTATGTGATCTGGGGTGACAGCGATGCCGGAGACAAATGAGAGTGCTGCTGCGCAAACTCCGACGCGCAAGGGCCGCCTCTACGGGCGGAAATGGAAGATCGTCATCTACAAGCCCGCCTATAAGACAGGAGAGGACGGGAATCCAACCAATGAGCGCGATCCGGAGCACGACACAGAGATGGATGTATCGCTCCTCAAATGTGAGTTCCAGACCAAGGCAACGACCGAGACGGCCGTGCAGATCGGAACACTCGTCGTCTACAACATGAGCGCCGCATCGGAAAAGGAGGTCATCGAGGAGGGATTTCAGATCTCCGTTTTCGGCGGCTACGAGGAGGGGCAGTACGGCGAGGTATTCACGGGCGACATCGTGCAGGTATTCCGTAACCGCGAGAATGGCACGGATTATCGGCTCGAAATCGTCGCACTTAGGGGAATGCAGAGCCTATTCATGAACCACGTCCGCAGTACAATCGCAGCGGGCAGCACACCGCGCGATGTGGTAAACGTGGTTGCAGGACAGGCGGATAAAAAAATCGAGGTCGGCGATGTGTCGAAGGAACTGCCCGAGCAGACACTACCGCGCGGCAAGGTGCTCTTTGGTACGCCCGCGAAATACCTGCGCGATCTGTGCACATGGAACGATGCCGCCTACTGGGAGGGAGAAGACGGAAAACTCACAGTGGAGACCGTCGAGCAGGAAATCCCTGAGGATCGTGTGCTGGTACTCACGCCAAATACAGGGCTTGTCGGTACGCCCGTCTATACCGATCAAGGAATCCAGATCAAGATGCTCCTCGACGCGCGGGTAAAGCTGCGCTCCATGATCAAGATTGACAACGAGATCATTCAGCGGCAAGCGGTGCAGATTGACCCCGGAACAGGACAGCAGAAAAGCGACCAGCTCCCGCAAACGGCGCAATTCGACCAAGATGGAGAGTATCAGGTGTTCTCAGTTGAGCATCGTGGCGACACATGGGGCGACGAATGGACGACCTCGGTCGTTGGCATCAGCCGAAATGGGCGCATGGGGCTCTTGACAGCGGTTCAAGGCAAAGGACAGACGATGAAATGAGGTGACAGAATGCTGAAAGTATCAGAGCGGCTCGAGGAGGAGATCGAGCAGAGCAAGCGGGAGCTGGACGGATTCGGCCTAGACTTGCGCGTCGCATCGCCTGGAATTATTCGCTCCATCGATTACGCACGGCAGACATGCACTGTCCAGCTCGCGATTCGCGAGCGGATGAATCGAGGCGGCATGCTCGAATGGGCAGAGATTCCCATTCTTCCCGACGTGCCGTTCTTTGTATACTCGGGCGGCGGCTACTGCCTGACGCTCCCCATTCAGCCCGGTGATGATTGCCTTGTGGTATTCGGCGACAACTGCATGGATGCATGGTGGTAGAATGGAGGCGTGCAGAATCAGGTCGAAAAGCGCAGACATGATCTCTCGGACGGCTTCGCCCTCGTCGGATTCCGCAGCCAACCGGGCGTCGTCGGCGGATATTCAGCCGGTACGGCGCAGTTGCGCAACGCAGCAGGAGATGCCTGCATTGAGATCAGCGGGAGTAGCATCCACATTCATGCAGCTGGTGGAGTCACCATAGATGGAGGCGTCACCATCGACGGGCTCAGATTCCTCGGTCATACGCACGGAGGAGTGCAGCCCGGAGGCGGGACGACAGGGGGCGTGTCATGAGATACCGTGCACTTGACGATAATGGGGACTTTACCATCGGCAATGGGCACGCCTACATTGATGGTGTGGAGGCCGTTCAGCAGGCGGTGTTGACGCGGCTTCGCCTCCTTATCTATGAGTGGTGGGAGGATATCAATGACGGCGTCCCATACTGGCAAAAAATCATTGAATCGCGCGATGTCGCGGCTGCAGAGCAAATCATCCGTGATCGCATCCAGCAGACGCCGCATGTCCTGTCCATTTTGTCATTCGACCCCGAATGGGACAATGAGACCCGCACGCTGACAATTCGCGCAGCGATCCAGAGTGAGTACGGTGCATTCAGCATCGACGAGGAGGTGTAGCAATGGCATATTTCGCGCCATATATCGACGATGCAGGCCTGCATGTGCCTACATATGCCGACATTCGAGACGATCTCATCGCGCAATTCAAGGCGATATACGGCGAGGACATCTACCTCGGCAATGATTCGCAGGATTACCAGATGATCTCGGCGTTTGCACTCAAAACGTACGACACGATGCAGATGCTTCAGATCGTCTACAACAACCAGAGCACAAAAACAGCCGTCGGAACGGGGCTGTCGAGCCGTGTCAAACTCAATGGCCTGCGCCGCAAGACGGCGACCTATTCCACTTGCGTTCTGACGCTCACAGGGACGCCTGGAACAACCATCTCCGCGGGAATTGTCGAGGATACGCAGGGGCGGAAGTGGCGATTGCCGGAAAATACACGGTTTGATCGCGAAACACTCGAAATCACGGCGCAATGTCAGGACCTCGGAGCAATCGAGGCTCCTGTCGGGACGATCGCGAAGATCAGCAATCCGCAGTACGGATGGCTGAATGTCACCAACAAAGTTCCTGCTGTCAAGGGGCGCCCGATTGAGACAGATGAGGAACTCCGGCGGCGGCAGTCGATTTCGACTGCGATTCCAAGCCAAAACATGGTTAACAGTACCATCGCCGGCATTGCGAGCGTCGCAGGCGTCACACGATACAAAGTCTACGAAAATGATACGAATTCTACGGATGAAAACGGAATCCCAAGCCACAGCATCGCTGCTGTGGTCGAGGGCGGGCTTGATGGAGCAATCGCAGAGCAGATTTATCTGCGCAAGGGCCCGGGCTGTGGCACGTACGGAACGACGACGATCATCTACACAAATTCCGACGGACTGAAAAACGAAATACATTTCTTTCGCCCGGTCTATCAGGAGATCACCGTCAAAGTCATTGTCAAGAAATACGCGACCTACACGACCGCGATCGAGGCTGATATCCAACGCAATATCACTGCGTACATCGAGCGTCTCGGCATCGGAGTAGACGTCACTACAACGGGGATCCTGACGGCGATTGCAGCATCTGTTGATGATGCGCTTCGTCCTCCATTTGCACTCCAATCTGTCCAGCTTGGGAGAGCAGATGGCGTGCTCGGCATTGTCGACATCATCATCCCATACAACACCATCGCAAAGATCACAACAGTCACAGTGGAGGTGGTCTGATGGCCGTCATAGACACATACCTTGACCTCATCACATCGCAGCATCGCGGCCGAGAGCGATTCATGCGCGTTGTCGAGACATTGCTGCGGCCATCGGATGATATTTTCGAGGCCGCGATCTACCTGGACGATGAATATGACCTCGATAACGCAACCGGTGTGCAGGAGGATGTCCTCGGCGAGTTTGTCGGCGTACAGCGTACGCTTCCATATCAGCCGGACAAGGGGATCTCTCCTGTGCTGGATAACGAGGCATACCGCAATCTTCTCCGGGCACAAATTGCAAAAAACCAATGGAAGGGCGGCATCTACGATATCAAGGAGCTTTGGAACTCGCTTTTTGGCAATGGCATCATTATCCAAGATAATCAGGATATGACCATTGATGTACTCACCATCGGGATCTACGATCAAATCACCAAAGAGATGGTGCGGCAAGGGTTAATCGTGCCAAAGCCGCAGGGCGTGCGGGTGAATTACTATTTCGCAGATCGCGCCGTGTTTGGGTATGACCTCGAAACAGATACCATCAAAGGGTATGACCACGCAGAATGGATGGACGCTCTCCCTGATGTGTCTTTTGCATATGATGTTGAGGATGTAAAGCGCGGTATGAGTGGTTACGACGATAGCTACTGGACATAAGGAGGAAAACGATGGCAAAAACAAACTTCCAAATATTTAATGAGGAGAATTCTCCTGAGCGGACGTACAACGATTCGGAGTACAAAGAGGCAACGCAGCGCCTCGGCGGTGTTATGCCCGGAATGGCGCTCTCACGGATGCACAATAAGATGTACTACCAGTGGTCGGCAATGTGCAAAGCAATCGCCAACTTGATTGTTAAGCGCGGGCGCGACTGCATGGACAGCGATGTCGAGGGGATCACAAAAAGCCTTGAGGAGACAATCACAAGCGCAGCATCCGGTGCAAGCCTCAACCTCCTCCAACGCAGCAAGACCTACGCAGTAGGGGACATTGCCTATCACAAAGCCCTGCCCTCATGGGCGCGTCTCGAATGTGTCAAGGCGGGGACGACTGCCGCCACACTGCCAGACAAAATAGAACATGCGATCGAAAACGGGGGGGACTGATCACTGACGGTACGGTCGTGTGGATAATTGATGATCTGCGCGACGGAACGCCCGTAGGAGCGGTGCGCGGGAGTCTGTACCTTCCCACCGGATACATCAAGTGCAATGGCGCAACAGTGCAGAGGGCGGACTATCCGCGCCTTGTAGCACTGGCGGACAAGCATAACCTATGGACGGATGATACAGCCGCCAATGCGGGACTGTTCGGGCGTGGTGATAGTGTGGCGACGATGGTGCTGCCCAACTGGATGGAAGTAGAGGGGTACGCAAATGATAATATTGGTCGGTATATATTTCCGGGAGTTCCGGAAATAACAGGAGGGTACAGCAGAAGTGGTGACCATCTCAATTACGGGGCGCCATATTCTCCATACGGGGCAATTTCTGCGGACTCAAACCATGTCGATTTTAAGGCATCTCGTTCCAGCCCAATCTACGGACGCAGCGACACCGTCCAGCCGCCCGCAATCAAGATGTTACCAATCATCAGATATTAGGGCACGCTCCACGGCGTGCTTTTTGAGTGCGCGAAAGGAGCGTAATACATGACAACCAAAGCAGGACAACTCATCACGGACGGTAATGCTGTCTGGATACTGGACGACGTGCGCGACGGCGCAAGGGTGGGCGATATCATTCTGCGCCCGACACTCAGAGACGGGTACATCAAAGCCAACGGTGCGACGGTCAAAGGAAGCGAATACCCGCGTCTGTTGGCGTGGGTGCAAGAGGCGGGTATGACCGTCACAGCGGAGCAGTACGCGCAGGATTGTAGTAAGTACGTCTATGACGAGGCGCAGGACAAGCTGACCCTGCCCAATGCGGTAGGGCGCGTCTTACAAGGCGGGGAGACGGTCAAATCTGTTGGGGCGGGACTGCCTAATATCAAGGGCAGTTTTTCAGGGCATCTTTTAGGGTATCAAGTCGACTCTACTCAGAGTAACGGGGCATTTTATCTTACTGGACATAGTGAAAGGCAAGCAGAAGGGGGTGGATGGGCAAATATGCCGATTTTTAATTTTGATGCCGGCAAATCCAACCCTATCTATGGCGCGTCCGATACCGTCCAACCGCCTGCGTTATCTCTCATTGCACAGATCAAATATTGAGGAGGAACAACATGGAGACAAAAACAGTCTACGCTTACAACAGCGACGGGAAATACATCGGCGAGCGTACCCTTGACGACACTGACCGAAGCCCGATCAGCGGCGTGTGGCAAATCCCCGGAAACATGACCGAGGATGCGCCGCCGAAAGCCAAAGAGGGCTATGACCTCTACTGGCGCAGCGGGAAGTGGATACAGATCGAGCGGCCGAAGCCCGAGCCGACACCTGCACCGCCCGAGGACAACGGGATGCAGGAGCCATACATAGACCCCGATCGACTTGCTGCATTCGAGGCAATGGCGGCACAGGAAGAACGTCTCGACGCACAGGCAGAGCGCATCGCGGCCCTCGAAGCTGCACTGAAAGGGGGTGAAAAGAAATGAAGAAGTGGCCTTACATGATTCCGGTCTACGCCTATCTCGTGCGCACGGGAAAGTGGGCAATCTCTGAGGAGGACAAACAGGAGGGGCAGAAGGTTGTCCCTGAGATCTATCAGGCAGATGTGGCAGCATATCTCGCAGAGCACGCCGCAGGATAACAAGGAGCGCAGAAAAGCCGTCATGACGCATGGCGGTTTTTCTGTGCACAGAAAGGATGAGCAAATGGCAAGAGGCGAAATTCTGGCGGAACTTGAGGGGATTAAAACGCAACTGGAAACGCTCGCGGTAGAACTGCCGGGGCATCGGGACCAACTCTATGAGATCAACGCCCGCATTGCACGCGTCGAAGAGAGCACAAAGTCGGCACATCACCGCATTGATGACTTTAAACGGGACGTTTGCTGGACCATTGGCATGAGTACAACCATCGTCGGTATCTTTGCATCAATCTTGACGTGGGCACTCGGAGGGAGGTAAGCAATGCTCAAAGTCTCACAGTGGATTAAAAAGGGCAAGAAGTACCTGCGCAGCATGACAAAGAGCCATGCGGCCATGCGGTATATCGTATGGTATGCAGCCATGCTCGTCATCTGTTGCAGCATCTATGTCGGCGCGTGGATATATGACTGGAATAACACAACAAAGCCTGATCTCGTGGAGCTGCGAAATTTCCTGCATGAGATCAGCGGAGCGGCGTGGATTGCGGTCATCGGATTCCTCGCAAAGTCATTTATCGACCGGAACGAGAACGGGATCCCGGACCAGTATGAAGAAAAGAAGGAGGACAATGATGGAAAGAGTAAACCTGAAGGACCTGCATCTGACGTATGATGCGGGCAACCTGCAAACGCGCAGGGCAACCGATATGATTGTCCTGCATCACACCGGCAACCCGACCGATGACGACCTCTCCGCGGAGGAGATCAACGCATCGCATCAGGCGCAGGGGTGGACCTGCATCGGGTACCACTATGTCGTCCGCAAGGATGGCACAGTGGAGATTGGTCGCCCGCATTGGACAGTTGGAGCACATGCAGCAGGAGAGAACTCGCACACCATCGGAATACACGTCTGCGGCAACTTTGAGATCGGCTATCCAACGGCCGCGCAGATTGAGAGTACCGCGATGCTGTTGGCTAACGTTTGCACGGATTACGGACTGCCGATTGACCGCGATCACATCGTCGGGCACAGAGAGCTGATGGGGACGGCGTGCCCCGGGCAGAATCTATTTGTGCAGATGGATGAGATTGTCGGCAAAGCGAATTTTTATGCCAATCAGTGAGGAGGTATTATATATGTTTGAACGTGTGAAAGAGACTGTCAAAAAGCACAAAACAGCCCTACTGGTGATCCTGTGTCTCCTACTCATTGGCGTCGCTTACGCCGTCGGAC